TCTTGAGCCAAATGCTGTACCTGAGGTAATCGTCCCGCTGCCTATGCTCCGTATAAACGAAGCGACAGTAGCGGAAACAACTCCATCCCTGCTTCGTAACCGCTACAGTATCCCAAGGGACACCATAGCAAGCTCGTAAGCGCTGCCAGTCTGTTGTTTTAAGACCAGCATCGTCGGGGAAGTCGAACGGTACCAACTTAACCTTTAGTCGGTACTTTTCGAACAAACTAAACAAATACACAAGGAGGTCCTTATCATAGCAATACGTGGCGGTGCCGAAGTATGACATATACTTCTTTATAACACCGTTTAGTACAACATATAACCAGGGCTCGAGTGCACTCATCTTGTTTGAGGTGGGGGCCTTCAAGTAAAAAGGCCGCACGTTCGAACCGCGGAGGTAATCACCTCCACAGCTCTCCCGGAAACCAGGACTTGGCTCGAAGAAAGACTTCTCTTCATTCACCAAGAATCCCAACTCGGTAGCATTTGCCATAAAGGCTCGTGCGTACTTTGTTGGTAGTATGCAGTCATCTCCAAAGACGGACACCGCGTCCCGCTCCTCAGGTAAACTGAGAAGGGAATACGGGTTAGTCCGCTCTTGTTGCATGATTGTGCACACTCCTAGCGCCCAGAATACGAGAGTCTCCAGCGGAAACGTTCCCGCGTTACCCATAGTGCTGACCATTTCTAAGTCTACTGTTTCTCCCAGGATTTCCATCCTTGGGCAGCGGACCAGGTCAACATATCTGAACCAACTAGTAGGTAGAATATACCTAAGCAGTTCAATCGAGACACAATCACTCGCGGACGAGAAGTCTATCGTGGCAATATTGCCTGTAACAGACCCACTCAAAGCGAGCATCTTATGCCTTTCGGGCAAACTCTCTACGTTCAGTCCAACCTCGGACAGACGGCTATACATGATTTTCATTAAGCTTTGCTGAAAATACATATTCAGTGTAGGCTCGATGGCGATCATACGCCTCTTATCCTTGGTCTTCGGAACGGACGTAGCACGTGACGCGTCTACTATCTCATACCTATCAGCAATCGCTGAACATCGGCTATTAAAATCTTCTATAGCCCTGGAAAGTAAACTATCTTCCAGTAGGTATTGATCGAATAGATACGCAGCCCCAACAGTTGCAGTCATCGGATATCGAAACTTAGCCTCAAGACTCGTGTCAGAAAAAGACACTCCTCTTGTTACACCACCCGAGTGGGTGACGTGCTCGGCTAATTCCGACCAGCTGACCTCCCTCAGAACCCAATGCACGAGTGCACGGGTCCTAACGAGCAAACGCTCTAAGGGAGTCTGATGTTTAGCAGGTATGTCGCGAGGGACCCGGAGTTTCCGGTTAACTTCCCGCATCCTAGCATTAGTCGCTAAAAAAGCCTCAAAGGCCTCTTTTTGCAACACATCAGAGTCATCAGCAACAGGTGCGTATTTTTTAAGACACGCGTCCCGCTGAACAGA